CATTATTCAATTCCTCGAGATGCGCAAGCCAACAGGCGATCAGAATATGCGCACTCTGAATCTGAATCACGCTATCAATATCAGTGACAAATTTATGGATATTATTGAGCGGTGTATGCTTGATCCAGAAACAGATGATCGCTGGGATTTGATTCAGCCGCACAATGGTAAAGTGATTGATACTGTTTCTGCTAAAGAACTATGGATGAAGTTGCTAGAGCTGCGTATGCAGACTGGTGAGCCATATATTTGGTTCAATGATACTGCTAATCGCGCACTACCAGAATATCAAAAGGCTCTTGGTCTTAAGATCAATGGGTCGAATCTTTGCTCGGAAATCTCTCTTGCTACTTCCAAAGATCGTACAGCAGTTTGCTGCTTGTCATCAGTGAATCTTGAGTATTATGATGACTGGAGAGATGAGCCACAGTTCTTGTCAGACATTCTTGAGATGCTTGATAATGTTGTCGAGTACTTTATTCATAATGCACCTGATGAAATTGCTCGTGCTCGTTTCTCAGCAATGAGAGAGCGTTCAGTTGGGGTTGGTGCTCTGGGCTTCCATGCTTACTTACAGAAGAACAATATCGCTTTTGAGGGTGTTATGGCAAAGAGTATGAACAACAAGATGTTCTCATACATTCGCAAACAATTAAATGCAGCAAATGTTAGGTTGGCGGAAGAGCGTGGTCCATGCCCAGATGCTGCAGATGCTGGAATTAAGCAACGTCTGACTCATGTAATGGCAGTGGCACCTAATGCTTCTTCTTCGATCATAATGGGTAATACCAGCCCAAGCATTGAGCCATATGCTGCCAATGCCTACAGGCAAGATACTTCTTCCGGTGCATTCATTACAAAGAATCGTTTCCTTGATGTTATTATCAAGAAAGAAGCACAGTCGAGAAAAGATGGTTGGTATGATGAGGTCTGGGCTAATATAACTGCTGATGATGGCTCGGTTCAGAATCTAGACTGGATGGATGAGAACACTAAATACGTATTCAAGACTTCCTTTGAGATTGATCAAAGATGGGTTATTGAGCATGCAGCTGATCGTCAACATTACATTGATCAGGCACAGAGTGTAAACCTATTCTTTAGACCAGATGTCAACGTAAAGTATTTGCACGCCGTCCACTTTATGGCTTGGAAACAAGGTCTGAAGTCACTTTATTACTGTCGTAGCACTAAGTTGCGCAAGGCAGATAAGGTCGGCCAGAAGATTGTTCGTCAACGCCTCGAAGAAGACATCGATCTACAACAAGTAGCAGAAGGCAATAGCTGTCTGTCATGCGAGGGATAAAATGATTAAGAAAACTAAGTTAAAACTAACTGACGAACGCCAATTCTTTAAGCCATTCTCATATCCATGGTGCTATGACGCATTTACGCAATCGGAGCAAATGCATTGGTTGCCTGCAGAGGCTCCGATGCTAGAGGATGTGAAGGACTGGAAGAATAAGTTAACTGAGAATGAGAAACGATTCCTAACACATATCTTCCGATTCTTTACTCAGGGTGATATCGATGTCTCTGGTGCTTATGTAAAGAACTACCTACCGAACTTCCCTCAACCAGAAGTTCGAATGATGTTGAGCAGTTTCTGTGCTCGTGAAGCAATTCACGTTGCTGCCTATTCTCACTTGATTGAGACCCTGGGTATGCCAGAAACGACATACAATGAATTCCTGCAGTACAAGGAAATGCAAGATAAGCATGACTTTATTGCTGGGTTTATTGAAGAAGATTCTGACACCATTGCTCAACAGATTGCTGTGTTCTCGGCATTTACTGAAGGGCTACAGCTGTTCAGTTCTTTCGTTATGTTATTGAACTTTGCTCGATTTGGTAAGATGAAAGGTATGGGTCAGATCATTGCCTGGTCTATTGCTGATGAGTCTCTGCATTGCGAATCCATGATCAAGTTGTTCCGTGAGTTTATCAAGGAGAACAAGGATCTCTGGAATGATGAATTAAAATCACAAATATATACTGTAGCAGAGAAGATGGTTGAGTTAGAAGATAATTTCATTGACCTGGCATTTGGCGTCAATGAAATGGAAGGTCTAACTAAAGAAGATGTTAAGCAGTATATTCGTTACATTGCTGATCGTCGTCTAATCTCTCTTGGTATGAAGGGTATCTTCAAAGTAAAGAAGAACCCTCTTCCATGGGTCGATGGAATGCTCGGTACTACTCATACAAATTTCTTTGAGAATAAGAGTACTGATTACGCTAAGGGCGCATTGACTGGCTCGTGGGAAGATGTCTGGTCAAAATAAGGATAACAAATGCAGAAGATCAATTTCGAGTGCGATACATGCGAGGCAAGAGGAACCATCAGATTGCCCTCAGAGTGTGATGGTTATAGAGTAGAAGCCTGTCCTTGTTGTTCAAGTCCATTAGATATGGACGATGACTTCGAAGATGACGAAGAATAATGGCTGGCATCTACTAGACGGCACTGTTCTCGAAACTCCACCGACTGACGCAGTAGGGTTTGTATATCGAATAACTCGGATCTCTGATGGTAAGTTTTACATTGGTAAAAAGAAACTTACCTTCAAACGATCTAAGATGGTAAAGGGCAAAAGGAAAAGATTTACTATCGATTCTGATTGGCTAACCTACTACGGCAGTTCGGAAGAACTTAAAAATGATGTCAAATCTCTCGGAGCGGATTCGTTCCACCGAGAGATTCTTCACATCTGCAAAACATTGAGCCAATGTAATTACCTTGAAACAAAAGAAATCTTCGCGAATGGATGTCTACTCCGAGAAGATTGCTACAACTCCTGGGTCTCCTGTAAAATTCATAAGAAACACGTGCTTGGGAAGGTAATTTGAAGTTTATTTTACATAGATACATATATCAGGCAAAATTGCTTAATCGTAACCTGAGGTGAAAAATGGTAAGAAAAATTGTAGCGAATGAGATCTTCGACTCCAAGCATTTGCTCGGAACTTTCCTCGATGAGTCAAACTATGACATTCTGATTGAAGAAGACTGTGACGTATACACCCCAGAAGGGTATGATCTGTCTACGAATAGCAATTCAGATATCTCTGAAGATAGAGTTGCTTTCAAGTTTCGTAAGAACTTCTTCAGTAAGGAACAGCAACAGGCAGCATACGAAGGTCTGCGTGCGGCAGCTACTCCGACGAATAATCGTGGAACAGCTGCTGGAACTATTCGAACTGGAAAGAATGGTAACCGTGAATGGATTACTGAGTATGAAGAAGCAGTAATTAAGTATTTCGCCAAACCTTATACCACTATCACTGGTGAGGATCCTCTGGAGGAACTCCTTTCCAGGAAAGAATCAATGAGTGGTCCTGGCCTAATCAACACAGTTTGGTTGGCAAGTAATCCGATTGTATTCTCAGATTGGTTGGAGGCAACAAAGAAACTTCCACCTGACCAGCAGAAGATAGCATCAAAGAAAATCCTCGAGGATAATATCTCATCGACGACTTATGCCAATGAGGTTCTTAGTGGAATTGCTGGTGCCTTTGGTCGAGTACCTCGTGCTCCTTTCGGTCGTCTGGCATCATACAATGACCACAATCCAGAACTGTTTGATAGGGGTATTCCATTCCTACAGACTCTGGATAGGGCATTCGCCGATCTTCTGCCGCAACGTCACACTGCGCAGAAAGATTTCGTTGAGTCACTTGATGAACATTTCCGTATCGCAGATACTGTGTTCACGACTCTGACTATCAATAAGACATTCCGTACTGCTGCTCACTTGGATGCTGGTGACTATGCACCTGGATTCTCGAATCTAATCGTTCTATCCAATGATGACAATTTCACTGGAGGATATTTGGTTCTTCCGGAATTCCGAATCGCCATCAATGTTCGTCCAGGTGATCTGCTGCTGATTGCTAATCACACTGCGATTCACGGAAACACCCCGATCGTTCTTGGTTCCGATACCAGTGAGCGCATCTCTGTTGTTGCTTATGCTCGTGAAGATCTGGGATCACTTGGTACCTGGGAATACGAGCAGACTCGGAAGAAGTATATCTTGAGTTGTAAGGAAAACAAAGAACATCCTTTCTGGTGGGATCGGTTTACTGGCGTGTGGGCTGGTATGTGGCAGTCTAAAGAATGGTATGATTACTTGGTAGGTGCTCTCGGTGAAGAGAAGGCTCTGGCAAATGATCCAGCAATCTGCGAACTACATAATAGCAGCACTAATGATCTTGAATCTTTCTTTGGATAATCTATGAAAATCTTTATTCCTACATTTATGCGTGAAGAGAAGCAGAAATGCTTCAACAATCTGCCTCCTGAGATCCAGAGCAAAGTAACATTGGTTACACACTCTGGACGAGCAGAGTTGCTAAAAGAAAAGAACCCAACAGCGAATGTCGTCGATATCGGTAAGACTGATGGTATCGCCGATGTTCGTCAGAAGGTTCTTGAATATAGCAAGTGCGACAAGGTTATGATCATCGATGACAGTTGTGTATTCAAAGTTCGGAATGACGAACTCAAACTAAAGGATATGACTGTTGCTGATTTCGAGAATATGTTCGATATGGTTGAGAAGAATCTCAATGACTATGGAATGGTTGGTATCTCAGATCAGGCTGGCAACAATCGAGTTCCAGAAGATATCAAAGAGATTGGTCGTTCATACAGTTGCTATGGTGTAAATAAGAGCATCTGGGCAACGAAGGGTATCTCTTTTGATGGGATGTATCGGAAGAACAATGAGATTAAACTTTATGAAGACTTCTATGCTATTCTGAAGATGTTGACTTCTGGTCTACCAAATACTATCATCTATAAGTATGCTTTCAGTCATGCGCACGGTAAGGTGGGCGGTAACTCAACGATCCGAACCAACGAACTCCAGAAGAAGTGTATCGAGGCTCTTCAGGCTGAGTTTCCTGGATTGGTCAAACTCGTTAAGAAGGAAGATCCAAGTTGGACTGCTGGTCTTGATGACAAAGATGGGTTCCGATGGGAATGCCAGATGAGTTGGCAAGAGGCATTTAAGAGTGGGCAATCTACTGGTGATCTCTCGGAGTTCTTCTGATGGAAATTAGTGCAGCTGGCAAAATAATTTGTTTCGATCTGGATGAGACCTTGTGTTTTCATAATAATGTCAATGAGACATATGAGAAGTATGGTTTAGCCAGACCGAATCTGCCAGTTATCCAAAAACTTAATTTTTGGAAATCGCAAGGTGCACGTATAATCATCTTTACGGCACGCCGAATGTTGACTCATAAGGGAGACCTAGCGAAGATTGAGGCTGATGTTGGTGATATTACGCGCACTTGGTTACGGGATAATAATGTTCAGTATGATGAACTTATTTTTGGAAAACCATATGCTGATTATTATATTGACGATAAAGCAGTGAATGTGACTGAACTATGAAGATTGCTATTATTCCCGCAGCAGGTTCTGCTACTCGGTTCAAAGAAATCGGAAAACAGTATGCGAAAACAGTTCTCCCATACAAGGGCAAACCTATTATCGTGCATATCGTAACACAGATCAACCGAGAAGTTAATCCAGACCTGATTCGGATTGTTTATTCTAAGATTGAGCACAAAGAGCAGATTGCTGAGGCACTGGCTCTTTATAACCTCGATGTTGAATTTGTTATGTGTGACAATGGTCGTCAAGGGCCAGCAAAATCTATTCTCTCTGGTATTCCACATGATGTCACTAATAATGATAGCGTCTTCGTTCATCTGAGTGATTTCGTAGCAACTAACTCATCTGTTCTGAATATGATGGATGATAGCATTGCTGCGTTTCCAGTTAGTGATCCATCACGTTGGTGTATGGTCAATGCAGATGAGGATAATGAGATTATCAACTTCATCGACAAACCAACTGGACAAGTAGATACTAATCTTGCTGTTGCTGGTCTTTATTCATTTTCTGATGCTAAGTGTCTCTTATATGCTGGATCAATGGTAGAGAGTAAAGGCACAGGTGAGTTCCAGATATCGGAATTGATGAATGAGTATATGCTTTCATATCCTCTATCAGTCAATACCATTGGGTCAACTGATCTAATTGACTTCGGTACTATTGAAGAATATATCCAGAACAGAGGTATCGCGAAGGCTCGCAGTTTCAATGTCGTAACTGATCTTGGTCACTCAGTAGAAAAGTATTCTATTACTCAACCAGATAAGATTCTCGCTGAGGCCACCTGGCTCAATAATCCTCCTTATGGTATGGAGAAGTATGTTCCGAATGTCTATAGTATAAACAACATCAAGGCAAATTTCCGTATGGAGAAGATCAAGAGCACGAATCTGCGTGATCTTTACCTTTACCTTGATCGATCTGAGGATACCTGGAATGAGGTATTCAATGAGGTGTTTACTTTCATTGACTCATGTAAGAGAATCAAACGCGATGGCTCGGCATTCTGGAGGATGATCATCAAGAAAACTAAGGATCGCGCTCCAGAAGAAGTTGAGTTCAATCGTGAGTTCGCTAAGGCAATTGAAGAATCCAGATTCTTCGGTGAACAGACTTACTATCATGGTGATCTGCACTTTGCGAATATGTTCTATTGCTTTACCTACAAAGATCTCAAGCTAGTTGATCCTCGTGGTGAATTTCATGGACACTGGTTCTATGATCTGGCCAAACTGAATCATTCGGTCAATGGTAAGTATGATTGGATTGACTCGCAGTTGTATTCTGACAACAAGATTTATGACAGTGGAACAGAAGGTGTGAAGAAAGCATTCTCGAAGTTGCTCGACGATCTGAGACTAACTCCCGCTGATCACAAACTTCTTAACATTCTGACAGCGAGTCTTTTCCTAAGTATGATCCCATTACACTATCACTCTCTGAAGAACCAAGAACTTTATATGGCTGAATTTAGGAGACTAAATAACCCTCCGAAATGAGTTTACTTTTATTCAGTTTCGCGGTATAATAACTTATTGAAGTTTGAAGGAGAAATGAAATGTCCCGTCGTGAATACTGCATGGATCTTATTATTGCTCTTAACCAAGCCAAGGCAGCTGGCGACTTCGCCCGTGCTGACTACCTTCAACTTTGCCTGAATGAGCTGACATGATGTGGGATAATCAAAAGCCACTCAAGGTATGTGGGGTCACTCCCAAGGAATACCAGATCCTCACTGTCCTGTACACCATGGATACTGAGGAAGAGATCGAGATCTTCAAGAACAATTTCTCCGAACCAGAAGACCGACTCCTGGTTGATCAACTAAAAGTAGAACTGATCCTCGCTGCACAGGAAGCATCCTGTCCGCAGATCTCCGAGGAATACGTCTCACATATCCTAACTAAGTACCGACTCCCAGTCTAGTTTACTTTTATTCAGTTTCGAGGTATAATAACTTATCGAAACGAAAAGGAAAGAAAATGTATTGCGAACCAATGACCAAAGCTGACGAACTCCTCGGTATCTGGAGCGACTTCCATAAGGATTATTATGGATTCCGTCCACGTGGCTATTCAGCCGAACAGGTTCAGGATGTCGTCTGGCTCCAGGAACGTATTGACGAGATCCATGCTAGCATTGATCGTCAGAAGGAAACATTCGCTGGTCGCGAGAGTCTTCGCGAACAGGGGTGGGTTATCGAGGAAGTAAATCCGGTCTTTATCAAGCAAGCCAAGTGGCTTCAAGAAGAACGCGACCGCGAAGATGCTAAATGGATGGATAATTAAAAATGTCAACACAAACTAAAGAGTACCAACAGGGATATATGGAAGGTCTTGATGGTCTTCCGTATAAGAATCGCTATCCAGATAATAGCGAGCAGAGTCGAGCATTCTACTCTGGTTGGTTCGCAGGTAATCTCGTTAACAATCGCCGACAGGCTGGTGTGCTTCCAGGTGGAAATTTGAATAATGGCTAATATTATTTGTAATCGGATTCGTACCCCAGATGGTACGATCATTGAAAGCAAGAATCGTCATGACTATGCATCACACAAAGATGCCAATGGTCATACCTACTCAGTTGATGGTGGTAAGGATTATCTGAAGCGATCTTATTCGCCTGATGCACCACCTGCTACGGAAATGTCTGTTTACTCAGATGATGAGCACTCAGTTATCCGTGAGGCAATGTCCTGGGGAACTTATGGTAAGGAAGGTAAAGATGCCTTCCATTACGTTACGCTAGCCGATATGACCTCGGAACATATCCTTGGTTGTCTGAAGAATGTTTCGAATATGAACCCATCATACAGGGATTCATTCAAGAAAGAACTGGAATTTCGCGGTGAATAGTCTTTACTTCTAATGAATTATCAGGTATAATATACAATGGATAAAGTTTACAATGAAGAAGGTAAGGTCGCGGTTCTTTACTCACCTGGGTATGGAGCTGGCTGGTCTTCTTGGGCTCACAATGAATCAGTTGGCCTACAGGCTCTGTTTGACCCAGAAATCGTTCAGTGGGTTTTGGCTGGAAAGCCAGGCTATTATGACGAAGCATACTTCGAGAAGAAGTATGGTGGGTATATCTACACTGGAGGTATGTACGACTTGGTAATTGAATGGTTAACTCCTGGCCAGAAGTTCCGTATCCGTGAACAAGATGGCAATGAGTGGTTGGAATTTATTGATAACATTGAATGGATCTCTGCTTAATATGAACACAAATCGACTTGAACAAGATATTCTTAATTATTGCAAAGAACGCAACATGGCACAGGTTGATATTATCCGAGCCGATCTCATCCAAGAGCGATCGAAACTTGACTTCTTTATGAGCAAGTTCATTGACAAGTATGGATCTAAGTTGGATGAGAAGCGTGATGACGTTTACAACCGATTCTATACTGACAAGAGCAATGAATACTCCGGCATTAATCGTCTACTTCGAGTAATTGATGCATACAGCAAATAACTTCTCAATCTTCGACCAGGATATGCTTTCGAATGTTGATCTAGACAGCACTGGTAATTTTCTATTCCGCAACTCTTCGGAGTTCAGTCAATTCGTCGAACTAACCTCGATTCGCGAGGGTCGTAGTTGCACGAGTATCATTCTTGCCTACTGCGAGGATAAGGATCTGGATCCGGAGGAAATCTCTAAATTGATCTCAAAGCCACTTCGTGAGAAGTTGATGATCGAGATGCAAGAGGATGGCCTGTTACCACGGAGTACTGCTACTTTAGAATTTGAATGATGGATGCTTTTCAAGTATACAAACTATATCAGGCTGTCAGGTTACACTTCACTAATGAGAAGTATGACATTATTGAACATCGTGGTAAAATGAAACATTGTTCAGAGTCGGCATTCTATGAGAAGCCAGGAAGTAGGAAGTTCCATTTCTTATCTAAGCAACTGTCTGACCCACAAGAGGCAGTACAGTTCTTTATTTCCTGCTTCGCATATGATGCAGATGTATTTGATTCAACGTCAGCTGATGAAGCATTCTTTCTTTGGAAGAAGAATAAAGAAATGATGACTCAGCTGATTCTTGATGATATTGGGCAGATCGGTGATATTACTTCTGCCTTATCTGGCGATCCCTGCAAACTACAACAGTTGGTTGCTGGTGGTCATGTTAATATCGAAACTGCAGTTGCCTTAAATAAGTTTCTGAATTATTCCTCCTCCTGGAAAAATAATTTTGCATATAAGGGATTAGCAGGTAAAATTGAAAAGTTAAATGCTTTCGTTAAATTTAATGAGTCAAAAGTAAATGAAGTTCTCCAACATGAACAACAATTCGCGTAGTAAGTTTCAAAAATATGAATCTGCCTTCGATAGGAAAGCGAAGAAAGCCGAACAGCTTAGGTTTCGAAACACTCGCGAAAGAATGGAACTAAATAGCAGGTCAGAAGATGAATACGATGAGTATGAAGACGATGACAATCAAGAAGAGAATCTGGAGTAAATCTCCATTAACCACAGGGGTAAATCCCCTTCAAAAGGAAAGAGGACACTATGTCTATTAGTATTGCAGATCTACGTAAGGCTCGGTCAACTGATTTCGGTGCTATTTCTAAAGCACTCACAAAGACGACTGAGGGTAAGTCCGATGATGGCGACTTCTTCAAACTGGAGAAAGACAAGGCTGGCAATGCCTCGGCTGTTATTCGTTTCTTGCCAAAGCACCCAGATGATGAACTTCCATGGGTGACTGTCTATAACCATGCCTTCCAAGGTCCATCGGGTCGCTGGTTCATTGAGAACAGTCGGACGACTATCAATGAAGCCGATCCTATCTCTGAGGCCAATCGTGCTCTCTGGGCAACGGGTAGTGAGAAGGACAAGGATCTTGCTCGCAAGCAAAAGCGCAAGACGAATTATATTACCAATGTTCTAGTTATCAGTGATCCAAAGAATCCAGATAATGAAGGCAAGGTAATGCGCTTCAAGTTTGGCAAGAAGATCTTTGAGAAGATCATGGACAAGGCCAAGCCGACGTTCGAGGATGAGAAGCCAGTGAATGTGTTCGATGCATTCGAGGGTGCTGAGTTCAAACTGCGTATGCGTCAGGTTGATGGCTATCCAAACTATGATACCTCTATCTTCAGCGAGCCAAAGCCTATCGCTGAGTCAGATGAGGAAATCGTAGCAGTTGTCAATCAGATGAAGAGTCTGAAGGAGTTCGTTGATCCGAAGAACTTCAAGAGCTACGATGAACTGAAGCGCAAGTTCGAGAGCGTTATGAGCGGCAGTGTTGCTTCTAGTGCGAAAGCCGAAGCAGTTGCTGAGCGCATGCGCGAAGAGCCAGCTCCAGTGGCACAGAAACCTGTTGGTAAGGTTACTGAGGCAAAGTCAACTACCAAGCCAGCTTGGGAAGAAGATGATGACCAATCAGTAGAGGATTACTTTAAGAGCATCGCTAACTAAAGTAAACTATCCAAAAGAAAGGCTCCTTCGGGAGCCTTTTCTTCATCCAACAAAATAGCGAGTCAGTCTGTTATTGTATGAGACTTCTGGATTTCTAACTGGAGTTCTCGGTGCCTGTGCCTTGCCGCCACCCTGATTGATGATAGTTGTCGGTGCACTGTTAACAACTGTCGGTGCAGGTGCTTCTTTCTTATCACTCATCGTCTGCAGATCTTGAGTACTCGCTGCTAATGCGCCAGACTGAGCAACTCTGTTCGGTGTCGCTGTTTTCATAGCATCTGGGCCAGCACCAAACAATGATTTGATTCCCTTTGATGCAGTATCTTTGCCGACTAGACCAAATGTAAGTCCAGAAAGTGCGCTTCCAGCAGCTGATGACATTTTCTCACCAGTAGTTGCCTCACGACCTTCGATACCGAGATTGGCTCCTGCTTCATTATAGCCAGAGACAGCATCATATGCAGCCATACCTGCCATTGCTACTGGTCCAAGTTTACCAAGAACACCCTTAGCCAAATTGCCTACTTTTCCAAGACCACCGAGTGCCTTAGTTGCAACACTTGGTTTCTTGGTTACTGTATCTTTTCCTGCATCGGCGATTGTTGGCAATGCGTTCTTCACACCACCGACTATTTTAGGACCAACATTAGCGAGTGGAGACACTAATTTCG